AGAGCCAACTGAACTTGTAGAGTTAACAGATAAAGACTCACCTGGATTATTTCTTGTTTTAATAACAACATTAACTTTGCCACCTAAAGAATTAGATATAAAATTAAAATCAGGAAACATTCTTTGTATATAAGAAAATGTATTTCCTTCGGAAACTTCGAAATCAGAACTTTCTATAAAAACACCGGTCATTGGACTGCCATCGTTATTAAAACCAGTTTCTTGTTCAAATAAATAATTATTAAAAGTAGCTCTAGGGTAATCTACAATGCCTGTATCTAACCATGCATGTCTTTCTAATTGACCATAATACCAAAGATTTTCTTCGTAATTATAAATTACATACCTATCTATTTCACTTGCTGAAGAAGAGCAATAAAACCAACCAACTTCTGATTTTTCTGTAATTGTAAAAGCATGTATTTTAAATGATTGTGTAAGATTTATGTCGCTAAAAACGTAATTATGAACAGAACAAGGTATTTTTTTTACCGCACCAGTATAAGTATAAAAATTTGTAGATGACATCCAAAATATTGCTGATGCAGTAGTTATAGCAGCTTTAGGCCCAATTAATCCTGTGCCTTCATTTATTAGGTTTACTGAAAAAGTAAAAGGAGGTCCTACAAACTGCATGCTATACAAAGCAGTATCTGTCCAGATTAATATTTCTTGTCTTGATTTTGTAGCGCCAATTATTGAAGAGCCTGAAGATAATCTTAAACTGCCTGCTGTATTAGTTATTAAAGACTCAAATTCAAGCTCATTTTCTTGGTCACTAAAAGCTATTAACATAGGGTCTATAGTTCCTGTTCTTGCACCTGCTGATATTGGGTCTGCTCCTAACACGATTAAATGTCTATCAATTTCTGATGTAATTACTTGCAAAGCTTTAGTTGGAACTAAATTAGCCCCACTAATACCAGATAGTTCTAATGCTCTAGTTGTTAAACCGTTATTTTCAACCCACCTATAAATACCGCCAGCTCTAGGATTAATAATAATATTTTCTCCAAAATTATCATGCGTCCACAATCTTAGCTGATTAGTGTTTGATAGTGAGGTTGCTGAGCCAAAAGTGCCTTCACCCCAAGTTCCTGACCCCCATCCTGTGCTTGTAACAAAATCATCTAACCCCACGTTTATTTGATACGTACCCACTACTGATGAACCACCATTACCACTATCGGAGGAGTTTGCGGTTACAGTTGCGTCAGATGTGTCTTTAGCTTCTATTGTGTAGCTATTAGCGTTAACTATGGTTGCTATTTGATATTCTTGATTTAAAACAGCAGCAGTAATGTTGCCACCTAAACTAGATGCCCCACTAAATGTTACAAAATCATTCTTAACAGCGCCATGTGATGTGTCAGAAACAGTAACAGTTGCACTTCCGTTTGATGCGGCAAAAGTAACGTCGCCAGCAGATGTTGTTGTTCTTATGGGTGTTACATCTGAAAAAGTATCACCTTCTTTTATATAATATTTAAAAGTAGTGCCTAGTCCTAAATATTTGTTACCTTCGAGTGCGGTCCATGCATGCAAAGCTCTTGCTTTTCCCAAGTATGTGTTACTTGAATCTTTTGCCCAACCTCCAAACTTTTCTGGCCTCCCTTTTCTAAATCTAACTAAATTGACATCAAACCAACCACCCTGATTGTCGTATGATGTACCCTCTCTGTTAATGCCAGGTTTAAAAACAATTTTATTTAAAGGCACTTCTACACCTCATGCCATTCTTTGCCTTCAAATAGCAAAGCTTCTGCTTCTCTTCTTCTTACTAAACCTTGTTTCACTTCACCACCAGCTTTATTCCAGCGTTTTATTTGATTAGGAATATCATCCCAATCTTTATTATTTAGCCTTTGTAATAATGTGCTTGAAGATAAATTATTTGGTCCAAGATTGTAGACCCAAGACACTAAAGCATCAAACTCATTTTGTTTTAAGTCAGCTTTAACCATATCATTTACATAACCCTCATATTCCGACATTTCTTCTACAAGTAAATTGTCTGCTTCTTCTTGTGTAATTGTATCGCCTTCTTTTACACCTTTTGTTGAACCCCAGCCATATGTCCAAACTCCTGCTGCACATTTGTAGGCCTCTAGCTCACATCCTTCAAATTTTTTTATAAGAGACAAGCCCTCTTGTGATATTTTCAAATTACTCTCCCTTGTCGTTTGTGTGAGACGCCCCAAAATAGAACGAAATAATTGCACTTGCCAATCCTCCTAAATAACCCAAAACCAAATTTATTAGTGCTTCAGAGTTTTGTTCTGGTGGTTGCAGGGTGACTAAAAAAATATACCCAAGAAATCCACCTATTGTAAATAAACCTATAATCCTAGCAGTCCAGTCCTTGCTAAATATACCTCTAGCATTTTGTTTATCTGCTACTTCTAACTTAAAGACA